CGATTGCAACTGCCTCAACGACTGTAACATTAGTAGAATATCAATAGAATATGAGTTTACAAAAATTTAAAGCTGACTCACTCCTTGCAAAACTGGAAACAGTACCAGAAGTGAAGGAAGAAAAGAAAGAAGATAAGAAAGAGGAAAAGGAGGTCAAGGAGAAAGTTATCAATAAGAAATCAAAGAAGTAATATGAATAAGGCATTAGTAATTTCAGTTATCGCACTCGTTGTCGCTGTAAGTGGTATCGTATTCCGTGGTACTACAGAGACAATCGTTCGTGAGGTGTCAGACGCAGTAGGAGCATCGGGATCAGGTCAAATGACCACTTCGCTTCAAAACTTTGGAGCAGGCTTGGTACAAGGTGGTGTCTATGCAACAACAACAACTGCATCAAGTTTTACACTACCCGCACGTGGTATTAGTGAAGCAACGATCATCCGAATTGGTACAAGTACAGTAAACGCACCTGTTCAGACCGTAACAACACCAGCATCATCTACATGGCAAGGACTTGATAACGTAGGAGACACAAAGATGTGGATTATTGACAATCTGTACGGTAACGCCGCAACAACCACGACAATCACCGCAGGAACAGGGGTTGACCTTGATGGAATAACCACAAACGATGACGTTATCAATGGTGGTGTATCAGGTACGCTTACTTGTTGGAGACTTCAAACACGTGATATTCGATGTATCGTAGATGAGAAGGTAGACGCAGGTTAGTACATATGGGTTTATGATTACATCCCACTGAAAAAATCGAGGCGTTTATGATTAGCGTTAAAAATCGAGAAATATATGGACGAAATAGAAGATGTAGTTGAAGAAACTACCGAGGAAGATACGGTGACTCTATCCCGCGAGGAATACGAGAAACTAAATCAAACACTTGGTTCTCTTAAAAAGGAGGTGAAAACCTACAAAAAAGAAGCCGAGCCTCACAAAGAATCGAATGACTCACGTTATTCAGATGAACTGGCCGTAACACGGCTTGAGGTACGAGGAATCGTTGACCGAGAAGACCAAAGGATCATATTGGAGGAAGCAAAGCGATTGCAAATGAGTGCTGTGGAAGTAGCTGACATGGAGCATATGAAGGCGAAACTTGAAACCATGAGGAACCAACGTACTGCTGAAAGTGGTGCGCCTACAGGGACAGGAAGGAAAGGAGGTGCAGGAAAAGGTGACGTAGATTACTATCTCGCACACCCAGACGAAGTACCACCAGACCTTACACTACACAATCAAGTGATTGACGCTCGTATTAAACGAGATACTGACAACAATATGTTCTCACAGGTGCCATTCATTGGATAATACATTCGATTCACTTACTAATGTAATTGAATCACATGGCAAACACTGTCACTTGGAATAAATTTGACTATGTTGCTCGTATGCGTAACCGTATCAATACTCCTACCGCTTGGAAGGATGTGTTGAACGTGAAGTACAGCAACAACCGAGCTATCATCAATAGCTCAATGACCACTGAGCCATCAGTGCAAACAGGTACCCGTGGAACTGCGTATACATACCAGGACTTCACACTTACCGCTGACACACTGACTATCAGCACCTACCGAAACATTCCTATTCTTATCGACGAGGCAGATCGCTTCCAGCAATCTTATGTCGATCAGATGAAGATCGCAGAGTTTCAAGGAAAGAAGATCAATGAATACATTGAGTCTCAGTTCCTTGCTCAACACGCTTCATGGACTGACTTCGGAATCGGAGATCTAACAAGCAACGCAGACGATACAACGGCTATCACCGTTTCTGCATCAAACGTAGACGACATCATGCGAGCAATAAAGCGAAAGCTCTATGCAAACAATGGTGTTGATATGGCTGTAGAAAACGGAGTTTGTATTGTATGGCGTGCTACCGACTTTGAGCTTCTCGAAGGTTTCGTACAAGCCAACGGCTTTACCGAAGCTGATATCGCGCTCAAGAATGGTATCCCTGTACAAAAAGGCTTCTACTACGGAGGTATTACTCACTATCTTTCAAACTCTCATACCGCAGGACACGTCTATGCTGGTATTAAGAAGATGGGAGAGATTGGTATTCTTTCAGGAACCTATGGACAGGCGAAATTCATCGAAGACCCAGGACTTGTATCAGGACTTGGTATCGTGTCACGTGTTGACTACGGTTTCAACTTCCCAACATACAACAATGAGTTCTTCATGGACGTAAACGTTACATAGTTGTACTTTTCCTCAGCTCCTTTGTGGGGGCTGAGATAAGAGCATAATTATGGTATTCAGTGATACAACAAACAATCTAGGAATCCTTCAACAATCACGCTCTATGGGGCGTGTCGATGCTACACAGTGGCCTACATACAAGGTAGTGAACTCATGCAACAATTGGCTTGATAAGGTCACAGGATACGCTATAGGAGCTGACAGACGCTTTCAATGGGATGACACAAACCACACAGAGATACCAGAGGGTAAACGTGACTTAACGGTAAACGTAATCGACTACTCTTTCCTAAACGATGAACAGGGTAATACTATTCTTACCCTTACCCGTGTTGAAATGCTAGAAAGTGGGTACTATCGTATGCTTCTTCCCGTAGATAAGAATGATGAAGACTACGACCAAGACTCCTTTGGACAGACTACTGGCGTTCCACGATTCTATGACAAAATCGCTGACAACATCATACGTCTTGATGCTATACCGACTGCAACGGTAACAAACGGCCTACGCTTTACATTCCAACGAACTCCATCCTACTTTACCGCTACAGACACCACAAAACAGCCAGGAGTAGCGCCAATTCTTCATAGAGGTTTTGTTATTGCTTCTGCATACGACATGGCACTCACGCTAGGACTACAAAGCGTTCAACTCCTTGCCATGGAACTACAAAAAGAGACAGACTTTATGCTTCAATATTTTTCAATCAGAGGTATGGACAATGACATGCGCTTACAACCGAGTAGCATAAGTTTCAGGTAATATGGCAATCAATAACACACCAAAACCATTAGCAGGTACATTCACAAATACTTCCAGGGTGTTTGATTCTGAAAGGTGGAACACTATCGCTACAACGTGGGCTTCTGAAACAAGAACATGGATTGCAACAATTTCATTGATGCAAAATACACCAAAACCCTCAATAGGAACGTTTAATAATACACCTAAACCTTCCGCGTAATATGGCAACTATAGTAACAATTCAAGCAACTGATTTAATCACAAACAGCCGTGCTGATATAAACACAAACTTTGCAAATCTTAATTCGGACAAGATCGAAACAAGCGTACTTGATACTGATACTGCCCTTACCGCTAATAGTGACAGTAAGATAGCGACACAGAAGGCAGTAAAGGCATATATCGACGCTGGCGCAAATACCGCCACATTGACTCACTTTGTGAATTCGCCAATATGCCCCACTGGTGCATCAAGAACCATAAACATAGCGTCTAATACGACTGCTTACTTTTGGAATTTTATTCTACCGTTCTCAATTACCGTGAACTATTTATCTTTCTCTGCATTTTCAGGAGGTGCAACAGACACGACCTTTGACATAGCAATTTACAGCAACGACGGACAGACAAAGTATTTTGAAATTACCACAGCTACATCTGGTGCTGGTGGTGCCTTAGAAACGTCAGTCTCTTCAGTCCTTCTCCCGTCAGGTTCCTATTACATTGCAATGGTGCCAAATACAAACCTTTCTACTGACGGATTTTATACTACTGATATGATTGAAAACGCATGGTCTAATCTAAACGGATATGACCTCACCTCACAACCAAAATTATCAGGAACAAAAACGGTTACGGCAGGCACCCTACCCACAACATTTAATCCAGTTTCAGATTTAACAGAAATAGGGGCAACTAGTGGTGGGTGGTTGCCATTTAGGCTTGATAATTAGTATGGTACAACTTGCAGAAATCAAAATAAATAACTTCAGTGGTGGTATTTCTGACGACCCACGGGAACCCTCTGGTTCAAAGTATCAGACCGCAAAACACTTCGATGCCTTTTCTCAACCAAACCGACTTATTCCCTACCGTTCACTAGAAGCAGATACCAATGATGGGTCTACAAGTACGGGAATGAAACAATATGTTGTCAAAGACTTTCTCTTCCACTCTTCAAGCGCAAAACTATTTGGATTGGGGAAGGTAGTTGCTTCGGGCTTCACTAAAATTGTATACAAGGCAGACGCTACTACAGGTAACTGGACACTTCCTGGAACAAGTGAAGGGAATGGCGCGGTACAGAACGGGTGTTTTGTTGAATACAAGGATTGTTTATGGGGATTTCAGGGAAGTAATCAAATATGGAAATGGACAATCGCTACAACAACAATAAGTAACTCCGAGTCTACTACAGGGAGTACACTTACTTCCGTTGCACAAGGACTCGTTTTTAACGATTATCTCTATCTCCCATACAACAACAAGATCTGGAGGGCTACGAATGCAACAACATTCTCAGACGCTTACCTGACACTACCGACCAACTTTAAAATCACCTCGTTAACGGCATACGGGAGCTATATCGCTATTGCATGCGCGCCTATTTCTGTATACAACGGTAATTCAAAGGTATTTTTGTGGAACGGAACAAGTACGGAGGTACAGGAAGCAATCGACTGGGGAGAGGGCGAACTACGTATTCTAGAAACCATAGAGGGTACTCTTGTGGGTGTCACTGACCGCTACTTAAATAACAGCACGGGAGCAGGGAAAGGAAGCATGATTATTCAAACCTTTGAGAGTAATGCACCAAGTGTGGTCAAAGAAGTATTCACACAAGCACTTACAAACAAGACAATCCCACTGAGTAAAGCGGTCAAAAACAACCGTCTCTTTTGGAGTGCGAAGATTATGACAAATAGTGCGGGAACGGAATACAATGAGGGGATATGGAGTTTTGGGCGCAAGAACGTCAACTATCCATTCGCACTCAATCTCGATATTATTGACGAGAATGTCACAACTAGTGGTATCCAGTCCTTTGGAACCGCAGGTAACTACTTCTTTATTGCACACTCAGGTGACGGGTCTATTGATAAGACGAACGATGCGTCAACGTATGCGTTTACCTCGATCTATGAGAGTCAAATCTTTAACTTTGGGGACCCTTCAATACGCAAACTGCTCCATGGTTTTAGCCTATACACTGCACCAATTCCAACGAGTGGCTCGGTGACGGTAAAGTATAAAGTGGACTCAGATACTTCGTGGACTACCATTGGTACCCTTTCAACTGTGGGAGAAACCTCACGGGACTTTATGGCAATCGAGAGTACGGGTGCTGATTTTGCCTCTGGGAAGGAGTTTCAGTTCCGTATTGAGAGTGTGACAGGAGGTGCAGAGATCACAGGTTTCAAGATCAAAGCGTCATATTTAAATGAACCAAATGGCTAAAATAGGAGGCTTACAACAGAATAATAGTGCCCCAAATTTCTCTTTCCCAGAGGTAATACCAAAATTTACGCCTCTTCAAAGGGATGTGGGCTTAAGAAAGAATACCCCCACAGCACCAAATGTATTTACAGGTGCAACACAGACAGAATCCCCTACAAAAACGGCTGTAACTGATGTCACTCCAAAAGACCAGAATAATGAGATTGAAGTAGTAAAGCGGGACATTAAAGCACTGAAGGGAGCATTTTATAAAAACAACTTCCCAACCTCGCAGAAGTTTACAAAAGCATCAGAGTTTACCAATACTCTAAAACTACCCGTATATGCAACTGCACCACCTGTATGTGTACAAGGTGAAGTGTATGTAAACTCAGGGACAGGAAAATTGTATGTGTGTTCTGCTTCAAATACATGGTCATTAGTCGGAACCCAGACATAAAAATGTTATAAT